GTTGTATCTTTGATATCCGCATCTGAAGATGCAGTGCTGAAAACCTTTTTCTGTGTTTCAACATAAGCGGCTATTGCTTCCTGGTCAGCTTGAACCCGGAGGGTGTAGACGATTCCATAATAATCGTTATCTTCCTCTGATATATTTGCCAGGTCATTTGCCAGGGTATCGGTTGTAATAAATACCATTGTTTGATTGGCATCAGTTTTCACAGAATACGCAGTACCACCAACATCAGCATCGAGGTCATAAGTTCCATCTAAATTATCAGTCATTGATACAGGTTCAGAGCCAGCATCAACGGCTACTTTAAGACCGATAACAATTTCTTCAGCTGTGGCTGTGCCATCAGATGTAAATGAAAATTCAGTACCGTTAATAAATACACTGTATTTTGTGGTATTCAGAACATTTGAAATTGTGATTACTGTAGTATCCGATGTGGCCCTGCGACCGATCTTAATATTGGTAACTGATGGTGACTGTGAAAATATTGATGCAGCTGCCACAGCTTCTTTATCAGTAGATTGAAAATCTTCCAACACAGCTTTTAAATCGCTGTAGGTTCTTACAAGTGATGTGAATGCCTTATTTACACCGAGAATCAATATAGTGCTGAAGCCCTGTCTAGATACAGCGGTAGTGTCTCTGGTAATTTGTACGTTCACGATATCTTGAATTGACATGGTGTCCTCCTTTTATATTGTTGAATCAATGTTAAGTGTGCTTATAATATCTGGTTTACCAGGCTGTTTATAGGTTCCTTCTGCATTTACAATTTCGATTAATCCAAATGGTATATCAGTTACAACATCAACAGTCCGCATCATTACATCATAAGATGATCTTTCTTCGTTCAAATCGTTATCAATGCCCGAAATATCCAGAACGGCATTCGTATCATTCCAGGCTATTACACCACCGGTAATTAATTCATCATGGATATCTTGACGATTCAAAGTGCTTTTTAAATTTACGGTATCTTCCACAATACCATTACCAAACCCCAGGATTTCCAAAGTAAAATCAAAGGCTGTAATTATATCCTGTTCATTTGCAGGTGTCTGTACTGTGGAAGGTGTAATTGCAGAATCACCTTGCTGAACAAATGACATCAGCCTTAAAGCAAAATATTCTTTATCCGGTACCGGTGCATTTTGGAATTGCCAAATACATTCTTTTCCGGTCTGCCCGTTTATCCAATCATAGATTGCATCTTGAAGTGTGAGAAAACTAATCATTGGCTTCACTCACAATTGCTTTATAATGATTGATGACATTATTCTGCCAGGGTGCAACAATTATAACCAGATATTCTTTATCATCAAGGGTTACTCTATCCCCTGGTTCTTTGGTTTTCTGGTTCAAGGCCCTTAATTTAAAATCGGTAAATAGTTTAAAAGAACCGCTTTCCCTGAACCCTTCTGGCAGCGTTTCCTGTTCATTCCCTGTTAATGGCTGGACACTGGCCTGAATGGTCATAGGTGTTTCTGCGCCGGGTGTATACTGCCCTTTTACAAGAGTTCCCACACCAACCCTGGTAATATCAACCGGTTTTCTGAAGCTGCTCACAGTATCACCTCAACATGGGTAACTGAATTCCGATACTGGGAATGATCGATTAATGGATTGGAAGATCCTTTGCGCTTTTTAGTGGAGTCTTTATTTGGGGGTGATCTTAAAGTTGTGATTTGTCGCTTGATTTTACCGGTCATGAATTCACCAAGCAGGCCCAAACCCTGACGGACATTAAGTTTGTCAGCAATCAGACCGTCATATATTCTGATTTGAAAATCTGTTATTTTCCGTATATTAGTATCGAATGCCTGTCTTATCGCTGCTCTGGGTGGGATACGCCCATCTTTGCTACCAAATTCTTGAACCAGGGCAACATCAATTAATTTAAATGATTCTGTAATCCGCTTTCCTTTCGAACCACCACCGGAGCCTTTATTAACTTTTACATTGAAAGGAAGGCCCACTTTGGTAAAACTGCGATCTGCACTCCGCATTTTTTTTTTGATATCATCCCAACCACGATCTATATCTTGGATATCACCGGCCACTTACAAACCTATTCCTTGGGCCTAAAATGCAGGCATTAAACAACATCAATAATTCTTGACCATGTGGGGTTGAGCTTAAATACTGTTTGCTTTCAGATATATTACTGGACATCCCACCGAAACTTTTTGCAAGATCACCTTCTTTTTCTGATTTAAGTCCACCAATAACACCAGACCCAGAGGCTGTGGTTGATCCACCGCCCTGGGAATCTAGTGTAATTTGATGACAAACAACCAACGCCAATGCAAGCTGATATTTTACCGTGAATATGTTTTCGGATACATAGAATCCAGCCAGTTCAATGAGATCGTCTACACGAGCCTCATCAGCACCTGACACATCTAAGGACGGTAATTTCAACTGTACGATTTCTTTGGCGGTTGAAGTTGGCATTATTTATTGGCATCTTCCTGGGTTATGGGCTTATCAAGTTCTTTGATTTGATCTTCAATTGCAGCCAATACTGTTTTCCGGCTTCCTTTTGCGGATTCATCGGCACGCATTGCTTCAAGTGCTGGTATTGAAAGCGTTTCCCTTACAGTTGTAATTGCATCATCTGCTTTCATTGCTGTAAAGACAGATGTTGTTTTTTCTGTTTTATCTTTGCTTTCACCGGTAACAATTTTGTGAACTTTATTATCAATGAAGGCTTTCCAATTGCCATTTATTTTTGGATCGGCAATTGCCTTCAATACTTCCTGATCTTTAATGCGGTTATTTCCGGGATACACTTTCACTGAAAGCTCTCCCTTAAAACCAATCGTTACCAGATTGGCCTTATCCCTGACTACATTAATTTCAGGGAGTTTTTTTTCTTTTGTTTCTGCGGTCATAGTATGCTCCTTTGCTGGTGAGTTAAAAAATTATGGTTTACTATGTTCGCAATTAAAAGGCAAGCCCAATAACCACGCCCCCGGTAAACCAACGGTGGGATCTTCCAACGCTACCAGCAGAGGAATTAAATCCCTTCCGAGAAATCAATAGCCAGGGGATAAGTAACAATTACACCCCCGATTCTTGAATGTGCATTTACCTCAAATTCAAGGCCCCTTTCCTGTGCAGGGAACATTTCAAATGGTTGAGGTATTTCAAGGGTCAGAACATTTGGACTGCGATCATAAGTGATCATTACATCTGTGGGTGCAGCACCGCCTGATGGAGCAGGATCAACATCCTTCAATTCGTTAACCCAGTCAACCATAGTGATTTCAGGGTTGTTCTTCATGAAGAATTCTTTGATGGTTGTATCCGTACCGGAATCCAGTCTGCGGGTTGCAATTATCCGATGCTGAATGACAGGTAGTAAAACGGTATTTGCAGTTTCAACACCAAGGGTAATATCAATGATGCGAGTTACTGCAGCATTCATATCTTCCAAAATTTCAGATGGATTCTTTGGTGAGCCGCCATCCCATGTTACATTGCCTGAAGTTGTACCGGCAGGCACAACAGCAGCGGGAACATTTGCCTGTGTGAGAAATCCCTGAAGGCCAGATTTCGCATCACCAAACCAACCAATGCGATTCACAGCCTGGTCATTTGCTTTGCGTACTGCTTCAGCCTTTCTTGCCACAAGTGGCATCCCGGCCATGTTTGCTTCACGGATTTCCTGGAAATTGTACCCAAAGGCACCACCAAGAGAGCGAATAGGTGATGTGAATTCTTTACCGAAAATATCTGCTCTTGGTAAATCATCCGCGTAGTTGGCAATAACTTTCATTATCCCAACCTGGTTAAACTGTTGGTAAGTTATCGTTTTGGCCCCTGGTCCAGCAACTGTGGATACAGGAATCATAATGATAGCTTTCAGCCCTGGGTATTTTATATCAAAGGTTTGAGCCTTGATATGTTCCAATTCCCTCGCGAAAAAGGCTGATTCAAATTCATCGAGGTTTTTTGATTGTATATCTTCCATGGTAATATTTCCTTATTTTAAAAGTTAAACCTCAATGTTAAGGTAGGTTGATTTCGATTTTTGCTATTCCGTTCCCATCAGGATCGGTTGAGAGTTTTCTGCATACACCGGTTGGAATCAGGTCATTCCCTGCAGATACAGATGTTACCCGGCCACGCTGAACACCGGCGATTGCAACATTAATGTAAACTGCATCATCAACTGCCAATGTACCGACATCTGATGATTCCTGACGCATCCAAGCAACACCCTGCCTGAGTACAGAAACTGCATC